GGTCAGAGTTGCGGATGCCTGCAGATGCCAGCATATCAGACAATGTGTTGCGGATGTTTGTGAGCGACACCATGCCATTGAATGGGCCATATGTTGTGTAAATCTGCTGCTGGATTTGGAAAGCCTGCATAAGTGCTGCCTGCTTTTCCTCTTCGCGGCCAGTGCCAAGCCCGACATTGATGCCAATGTCCATGTCTGTCTGCCAGACACGCGGGTCAACCTGCACAAACTGACCATTCACACGCATGGATTGCTCTTCATCTGTGTACTTGATCGCTGTGCGCAGCATGATGCCGAATAGACGCTTCATACCGTCTGCTAGGTTTCGCACCATCACTTCGATCTGACCAGCCTGCATTTGGATTGTATTCTGCACGGCTGCGCGTGTGGTGGACTGCATCGCATCTGGGTCTAGCCCCATTGATGCACGTGAAACACCTGTCTTATTTTCTACTGTCTGGTCAACATATGTCAGCGCGGTCAGCGTTTGCCCTGCGGTAAATGGCACGGCTAGGTCTTGAACAGCGCCAGCTTGACGCATGCGCACGATTGCGCCGATTTCGTTGTTAAGCACATCGTCGATATTAACCGCACCATCAACAATACCAATGCGAGGGTTGTTCGTCATGGCTACGTTATCTAGCACGCCGCGTAGGATAGATGTTGCTGCGTCCTGATCGTCCATAACTAGGTCAGCAATAGAGCGACCAAAGAATGTGTGAGGCTCTGGATCAACTTCAAACACAGCAAATGGAATTTCATCCCAAGGCTCGAAGTCTAGCAGTTTGTAGTTTGTGCCGCCGCACATTAGACGATGCAGAACTGGTACACCTGTGCCATCTACGTCAATCTTCATGTATGCTTCAGTGACAGCAACCAGACGCATAGACGGGTCTTGGTCCTGATCGTCGTAATCGTCCTTAGAATAACCCTGACGCTCAATAACTTCAGCTTCAGAAATGTCTGAGCCACCATAGAGACCATCTAGCTTGTAAACATCCTCAAAGTCATAGCCCATCTCTACCAAGTCACCCACAGTCATTTCTGTGCGGTGCGCTACGATATATGCATCGTCAATATTGCGTGCCTGAGCGTTGATAAAGAACTCCTCTGGCGGCACGCTGTCTAAGCGCATCTTACCATTTGGTGTGCGCTTACTGATCTTCATAGCATGTGTTGGGCTTTCGGCTTCCATGCCGAACTCATCCATGCTCATGGTCATTTCAACGCTATGCTCAAGGATGTCTACAGTATCGTCTGAGGCCAGCAACATATATTCCTGATCTGTCAGGTTGTCATATGTGTAGATTTCTGCATCTTCCCAGCTTTCCCAGTATGCCTTTACGATGCCTGTTTTCTTGATTAGCGCATCGTGGATCGCATCGTTAAGAACGCGATACCCGTCATTCTTTGTGAATACATAGTGAATGTACTGTGTCGCCTGCTCTGCTGCAGCAACATCCTCTGGACCTTTTGGCATAAACTCTACAGGCTTTGCTGTAGACAGAAATACGCGCATGATGCTTGGCTTCACAGAGCGTACGGTATCACGCACTTTTGTTGCCACAACCTTGCTGCGCCCATCTTCATAGCCAATGTCTACTTCGCCATCAAAGTAACGTTGGGCCTTGATGCGGTCATCTGTGATTTCGCTCTCTACAAAGTCAACAGCCTGAGCCATAGCGTATTGAACGATACCTTCGATCTCACGTTTATCTTTTGCTTGTGGCTGCATTACTGGCCTCCTTGCATTGGGCTAACTAAAGTAGGGACTGATGATTGAGTACCGCTTACCATGCTTGGCACCATGCCTTGCGCCCCCAAAAGCTCTAAAACAGTGTCCCTTGTTACAGCCTCGCGAGGAACGCCGCCAACCGCAAGCATGTCACGCAACTCTTTAACGGCTTTGCTGATATTTCTTTCTGAAAGTGATTTTATGCCCATAGCCCCAAGCGTAGGAATTAAAAATGCAGGCTGAACTGCTGCGGTGACAAAATTTAAGTAGGTCATTAAACCGTTGCCACTAGGGGCCATTTTGCCAACAAGCCGCATCATATTTTCACCAATAGAGCCATCAACAATTCTCTGCATCGCAGCTCTTTCGGTGTCAGAAAAAAATCGACCCTGCTTGCGGTCATTCATCACGTTCAAAACTGCACGTCTAAAATTATTTACTTTGTTTCCGCCAGAGCCAGATACACTTGTTGCATCCTTTGCCTTTTTTAAGGCTTCCTCTAACGCTTTAACTTTGCTTTCCTTTTTATAAAGGTCTTTGGCAGCACTAAGTTTTGCGCTCTCAGGAAAGTCGTCTAACTTATCATCCATTGCCTTCATCATAGCCAAGACGTGAGGGCGTGACGGGTCATGAATTTCGCCTAGCTTTCGTGACAGACTGTGCCAAAGACTTAATGGCATGTCTTTACCTCTAAACTCTTCTAATTTTTTTGAAGCCTCATTAAAGGCATCATCTAATCTAGCATCAGCCTTGTTTGCACGACCAGCAGCAATCGCCTTATCAATCATATCGTCAACATCTGTCGCTGGAATGACAAAACCGTCATCATCCAGTTCCTGAAAGCGCAACTTGCGCTCTTGCTCAATTGTTTGAGTTGATGGTGCTTTCAAGTTTTTGCCTGCCAATGCCTTTACCGACTTGCTTGCTGTATTTACAACTGAGGCTGCGGCAGAGGGGGCGAACAGGGCTGCACCAACACGCGCTACACCTTCCAAACCAGACCCCTCCATAGCTTGACCCGCTGCCTCACTAGCTGACCCCGCGACAGCGCCATATGCCGCGCCCTTTGCCGTTGTACCCGCTTCATCTATCGCGGAAGCCACGCGTGCGGTTCTGCTTTGAGCCTTACCCGCTTGTGCCGCCGCCGCTCTCACGCCTTTTGCAGCAGCACCTAAGCCACCGCCGCCGCCCACAAATTCTGCCGCTGTACCTAAAATCTGAGTACCTTTTCTTTGGGGCTGATATTCATATGCCTTTGGGAAAAGGTACTCACCCGCTGCCCCAGTATACGTGTCCAAAACAGGAATATCCTCACCAACGTCAAATCCAGCATACTGCAGCGCCTCTTGACCAGTGCGAAGTATGCCTCGCGCAGCCATTTCTGGTATGCTCAGGCCACCAACAGCACCTTTTATTGTGCCAGCAACGCCTGACTTTAAAATGTCCATTCCGACACCCTCTTGATCGAGCGCAGGTTGAGCCACAGCCTGCTCATCCTCAACCCCTAGCTGCTGCCTCACAACGCGCTGAATTACAGCTTGATCAGTCCCATCAGGAAATTCTAAGATTGTGCCATCAGGTAGCTCTGCTTCAATCATTTATAATGTTTCCTTGTGCATCGAACCTCAAACGCTTAGGTCCGCCAGAGGGAGCGCCTGACTTGACCTGCTTGTCCAAGTCGGAGCCGCGCAAATCAACCCCTTCGTTGTAGAACGCACTAGCAATAGGGTCACTTTCAATCTTACCCATAATCTCATCAATTTGCTTGAGGTTCTTACGCAGCAGCTTTGGATCAAGGTCTTGTGAAATGGAGCCATAGGCCGACATTAGCAAGCCAAGTTCAACGTTTGAAACGTTACCCAATGCGCCACCTGTTTGACTTGCATCGCGCATTTCCTGCAGGCGAGTAAAGGCAGTGTTTGCCTGCAATGCCTCCAGTGTGCGCTTGAGATTTCTAGCCTCTTGATCTGGCAAATAATCCGCGGCAAATTTTCCATAAGTACCAGCAACAGGAATAATTCCCGTGTCAGTATCCAAAATATTTAATGCCTCTTGAACAGACTTAGAGACAACGCTCTGACCTCGCTCCTCCATTGTGCGAGTTTTGCCAAGCTTCTCCTCACGCGTCTTAGCCTCAATGTCCGCCTTACTTCCCGCAAGAGGTGCCACCATCGGAATACCTTGATCGTTAAGCATTACCGTTTGGTTCTTATTGTACCTATAGACGTAACCGCTTGGTGGCGGTGGAAGCGGCTGCCCCTGTGGCCCAACATGTACAGTTGTTCCAGATTTTGTCTGGGAGAGCGCCATCTGCAATGCCTCGGCCTCAGTCTTTGCCGCGCCCGTGCGTAATAGGTCTGCAGCAAGAGCTTGGTACTGATATGTTTTTTCCTTGTCTGGCTTCGGAACAGCAGATAAAGCATTGGCTCCAGTAATAGCGCCCTGTCTAACTAGATTTCCAAGCTCAGACTGATTAATGCTATCCAAATAGTCCGCAGTGGCGTTGCGGCCCTTCTGAGCCAACTCTAGCTTTTTCTGCTCCTTTGCATCTTCCCTGCGTGCCTGACGGCCTGCCTGAACAGACTGTATAAGTGGTTGAAAACGTTGAGCATTTGGCGATCCAGCCAGTGCCGCCATGTATAGCTGATCTGCAAAGTCACGATCAATCATGCCGCCCAGCAAACCCCTTGGTTGCTCCTGCTGTGCCATTTGCTGCGGTGCTTGTGCGCCAATCATATCTGTAGCTCCTGTTCTGAAGTTCCCAGCTTTGCCGAAAACATGTGAACCAATCTTTGTCCAATCCCCACCCGCGCTTGCGCCCCAATTCGGGTTAGAAATGTCTGGGTTATAGTAATGCGTTGCGCCGCCAGTGATGTCTGCAATGTTACCAGAGATTAGGGCGTCCGCTGCGGCATAGGCATCTTCACTTGGCTTGACTTTGGACATGTCCTGCCCTTGCTCACCGCCTGCTGCGCCCGTAAATTTATTCCATGCTGAGAACTGCGCTGGAGCTAAGATAACGTCCCTAAAGCTCTGACCTGACCCCATGCGGTTCTTGATAACAGAGCCGACAGCAAGCATGCCGCCAAGGCCTTGATTTCCAGCCTCGGCTTGCAACGTTCTCGCGATAAGCTCTCTATCATCTAACTGCATTTATGCACCTTTTGGGCTTCCACCAAGCACCGTATTATATGCCAAAGTCGCAAACAATCCGCTTGGGTCATATGGCTGTGTACCTGTGGCAGTTGTTGTCGTCGTCGTTGGGAAGCGTGACGCTCCCAATACAGATGTAAGTGCGCCAAGTCCCGCAAGTGGTGTACCCGCTGCGCCTGCGTACTGACCTTTGGCTGCATCAATGATTTGCTGCTGCAACGCACGCTGGAACTCGCCCTGCTGACCGACTGCCGCCTGTGTGGCTTGACCCATGCCAAATGCTTGCTGACCAAGTGTACCAAGACCACCTGCCGCACGCAGAGCTAGATCGCGTGATTTGTCGAACGCCTGCATGCGCTGCTGCCCTGCAATGTCGCCAGCCATGCGTCCGTATTCACCAGCTAGGACACCTTGCGCTACGCCATGTCTTGACCCGCCAAATGCGCCTGCTGCTGTGGCTTGCGCACCTAAGTTTTGCTCTGCAAGTTGCTGCTGGCGCATAATGTCTTGCTGCGTGCG